ATTAATTATATAATTTTACTCTCACAAAAGCAACCCTAACTAAAAATGACTAGAAAACAAACCAATCATCGGCCAGGCAGGCTGGGAGTATGGAATGATGAATTACCAGAAAGGGCATTCTCATTATGTGCCCGTTTAGGAGCAACCAACGAAGACCTTTCCATAGCATTTGGGGTAGGCATAAGTACAATAGAGAATTGGTTATTGGTGCATGAAAAGTTCAGCGAAAAAGTAAAAGAGGGCCGAGATAAGTTTGATAATGAAAAAGTAGAAAAAACCCTGTTACAAAGAGCATTAGGCTATACATACCTAGAAACGCACCATATCAAAGGCACCAATGCTAAAGGGCAACCATACAACTATACCAGAAAAGTAAAAAAACAAGTTTCACCAGATATAACAGCTATAATATTCTGGCTTAAAAATCGTCATAAAGAACGCTGGGCAGATGTAAGTGAACACCACCATAGATTTAATGGCAAGTTGGACATTACCCATCTACAGGATATACCAATAGAAGACTATTCACAGGAAGAAAAAGAAGCGTTATTCATTTTAGGAATGAAACAAATCACCGATGGAAGCAGACGTAATTGATCAGCCACAGATAACTACCCATCCACGTATGACTCGCAAGGATGAGCGTTTTAAACAAGCCTTACAAAATCCCTTACTCACCATAAGGAAACTTAATGACGAAAGCCTTTATAATTTTACTCGCTGCTTTTGGCCGGAAGTAACCCAAGATGAATTCATACCAAATTGGCACATACAAATTTTCTGTGATGAAGCTAAAAAACTAGCAAACCGAGTAGGTAACAGGCTAAAAAAACTATATGACCTAATAATAAATGTTCCACCTGGCACAACTAAGACAAAAGTATGGAGTGTAATGTTTCCAGTATGGTGCTGGACTAAGTGGTATTGGATGCAGTTTATTACAGGAAGTTATAGTCAGGCCTTAGCGTTAGAAGCAGCAGAATGCAGTAGGGATATAATGAGGAGTGAGAAGTTTAAGTTAATTTACCCAGAGCTAGACATCAAGCAGGACAAGGATACCAAGTCAAATTTTAAGGTCGTAAAACGATTTTGGGAGTATCCTGGACAGGCCCCACGGCAGATTGCTGGCGGTAATCGTTTTAGTACATCAGTAGGGGGGACTGCTACTGGGATGCATGGTCATATTAACATATTGGATGACCCGTTGAATCCTGAACAGGCAGCTAGTGACACGGAATTGCGGACAGCAAATCGCTGGGTTGATCAAACAATGAGCACTCGTAAAACCGATAAGAAAATAAGCGTAATGGTATTGATCATGCAACGGTTACATGAGGATGATCCTAGTGGGCATTTGCTTAAGAAACCTGGTAAACGATTTCGGCATATTTGCCTACCTGGTCAAATTGTTGATTATTATGACCAATTGAATCCAGAGGAGTTTGCCCAGTATTATGAAGATGGATTATTAGACATAAATCGCATGAGTTGGGATGTGTTAGAAGAAATGGAAGCCGATTTGGGTCAATATGGATTTAGCGGCCAGGTGGGGCAGAATCCAGTGCCGCCAAGCGGAGGTATGTTTAAGGTAGATCATATACAAATTATACAATCCATGCCAGCTCCTGTTAACATTGTGAAGACAATAAGGTTTTGGGACAAGGCAGGTACAAGTGAGAAGGAGTTGAAGGCAGGTTCGTCATCTCCACGAACAGCAGGAGTGAAGATTTGTAAGTTACAGAATGGAAAGTTCATTGTGGTAGATGTAAAGAAAGGGAGATGGAGTAGTGACGAAAGAGAACGAATCATAAGGGAGACCGCAGAGGTAGATGGGACAACAGTGGAGATCGGTGTTGAACAGGAGCCCGGCAGTGGAGGCAAAGAAAGTGCTCAAGGAACAATAATTAATTTAGCTGGATTTAATGTATACAGAGAATGTCCTACCGGAGACAAGGTTGCTCGGGCTGACAGGTTCAGTGTGCAGGTGAATGAAGGCAATGTAATGCTGTTGCAAGGCGATTGGAATCAGGATTTTATTAAGGAATACAGATTTTTTCCATTTGGCACTTTCAAAGATCAGGTGGATGCGGGCAGCAGCGCATTCAACAGATTAACAGGTAAAAAAGAGGTGCGGATTGTAAGATGAATAGTAGACTGGAATTAAAGATTAAAAAGAACGGTTATGAGTTCACACTCATAGAATGCGACCGGAAAGGATTGCAACCTCAACCTGCCTTCTTAGGCATTGGGAATTATGCTTTGAAAAGTTGTAAGAAGATAAATGGAAAGAGCAACCTACCAGCTATTGATTCTATTTCAGCTGTAGCAACCAAGCAAGACCTAACAGATATGTGTGAAGAATATCATAGAAATTAAGATACATGGTACGTAAAGACGATAAAACAACAATAGAAACCTTACAAGCTCGGTTAATAGCTTTGAGTGCATTGGTGGGTAGGGCTAACTTAGCAGCTTCAATGGGCTTATCATTTGGTGGAAAGCGTGATATTTATGATGCGCTAGGTTATCCTAAAAATATAAAGTATACCGATTATGCTGTAAGATACGCAAGGCAGGATATAGCAGGAGCAGTGATTGACCGTCCTGCGGATGCTACGTGGGATGGAGATTTGGAATTGTTAGAGGGAGAAGATGACAAGGATACTCGATTAGAAGAAGCCTGGAGAAAATTAAGGGATGATTTAAAATTGGTGTCGATATTCAATCGTGCGGATAAATTATCTGGCATAGGTAAGTATGCTGTGTTGGTGTTAGGATTAAGTGATGTGAAGAAAGTGGAAGATTTTGCTTTGCCCGTCACCAAATCAACTGAGAGTAAGGAAGGTAAAAGCAGCAAGCTGTTATATGTGTTACCAGTAGGTGAAGGCAATGCACCAGTAGATGCTTGGGAGAAACAACCAGATAATAAACGTTATGGCCTGCCTAAAACTTACCTTATTAAGATAAATGAGCCTGGAGGTAATACCCCCAGAGAAATTAAGGTACATTATACTAGGGTGATTCATATAGTACAGAATGTATTGGAGAGTGATGTAGAAGGTTACCCAGTATTGGAAGGTGTATATAATCGTTTGATGGATTTGGAAAAGCTTGTTGGCGGTAGTGCTGAGATGTTTTGGAGGGGTGCTCGTGGTGGGTATCAAGGCAAGGTAGATAAAGACTATACCTTGACTCCTGAGATAAAGGAGGATTTAAAAAAACAGTTAGATGAATATGAACACGACTTGCGTAGATTCTTGGTGAATGAAGGCGTTAGTATAGAATCTTTACAGCAGCAGCTAGCCGATCCCAAGAATGCTGTTGATGTGCAGATACAAATGATAAGTGCAAGGACACAGATACCAAAGCGCATATTAACAGGTAGTGAAAGAGGGGAATTAAGCAGCTCTCAGGATAAAGAAGAATGGAGCAATTATGTAAAAAGGCGCAGGGAGAAATTCGCCGAGCCTGCTATCGTAAGAGCTTTTATAGATATTTGTATGAAATATGGAATATTACCAGCTGTTGGCACTAAGGGAGGTTACCAGGTACAGTGGAGTGATTTGTTTGCATTGAGTGATGCTGATAAGGTTAAGATTGGCAAAGATCGTTCAGCAGCTATTAAAGAATATTCAGCTAATCCAATGGCTGAGATGATATTCCCACCAGACGCATTCTACCAATTCTGTTTAGGCTTGAATCCAGAGCAGATTGATTTGGTTAAGGAGATGTTAAAGGCGTTTAGAGAAGATCAGTTAGATGAAGAAGAAGAGGTAATAGAAGAAGAAGAGCAAATAATTGAAGAAACACAACAAACGATAGAGGAGGAATAAAATATGGCAATAAAACCACCAGATGATAATATAAACAAATTGCTTGAACTGTTAGGAGTAGATACACACAAGGCTAAAGCAGTGCATATTCATATTGCAGTTGATTCATTAATAATTCTTGAAATAGAGCAATATTTGGAGATTGACGATTCAAAAAAGTTCAATAAAAAATTAACTGAAATTAAGAAATATAATCTTGTCGAAGTAGAGGAATAAAATATGGCAATAAAATTATTAATCAAATCTATAAAGTATCAAATATATGATACTTGGAAATCATTAATAGCTACTGTCTGGAATAAAGGTATAAAACTGTTTTGGTTTGGATTATGGATAAGAAAGAATGAATTTCATAAATCACTTAGTCTTGATGTTAAGGCAATGATGTATATGAATAAAAAGCAGCAAAGCAGATATTTGCAAGATATAACTAAAAGAAGGCAGATCACCCATATGAGAAGTTTATGCTAACAACTCACCAACATAATATATTAAGGATTTATGCCAGTTATGATCCTACTCATACAACTACTCTAAGGAATGCTTTTGTAAGGGAGTTGAAACGTAGGTTCAAGGAGTTAAAACAACTAATCAAAAAAGCTATAGTTGAAAAGGATTGTTTTGGTATAGCTCCAACTCATTATCAGATGAACCTACCTGTTGACAGGGCTTTTATGTTTGCTCGTAGTGGAGATAAGGTAGCTGGTTTTATGACTTGGCTGCAAGGTGAGGTTGACAAAGGTATGTTAGAAATAAAAGAGATAAGTCAAGTTGGTAAGAGCGTAAATGCTACTTGGCAGAATAAATATATATACGATAGTTACAAGCGTGGTGTGATTAGAGCTAGGTATGAGATGAAGAAAGCTGGTTATGATATACCAACTATTGAAGCCACCGGAGGCATTGAGATTAGTATGAGTACTCCATTTCATTTGGATCGCTTAGGGTTGCTATATACTCGTGTTTATACAGAGTTAAAAGGTACTGTTAACGATATGATGGATAAACAGATCAGCCGTGTATTGGCTCAAGGTATTGCTGATGGGGATAATCCACGTCTTTTGGCTCGTAAATTGGTTGCTAGTATTGATGGTAAAGGAATAGGTGAATTAGGTTTGACAGATTCGCTTGGCAGGTTTATACCTGCGGAGCGGAGGGCTGAGATATTGGCTCGAACTGAGATTATAAGGGCTCATCATGTAGCTACCGTGCAGGAATATAAGAATTGGGCTGTGGAAGGGGTTATGGTTGAAGCTGAATTCAAAACCGCTGGGGATGATCGGGTTTGTGAGCAGTGCGCTAGTTTAGAAGGGGATGTTTATACGTTGGATCAGATTGAAGGTATGATTCCAGTACATCCACAGTGTCGTTGTGTAGCTTTGCCTTATAAGAAGGAATATGGTGAAACTAAAGGATGGAATGAATTACCTTACGTAAAGGAAGGTAGGTTGCCAAAACTTAAAGGTGGGAAATTTGTAAAAATTAAAAAATAAAAATAATGAATACTATAATAATTGGAATGGGGATTCTTACTTTGGTTTTGGTTTTTCAATTTGTTTATTGTGAATGGTATTATGTATGGAGAAATAAAAAAAATGAAAAAAGATAAAAGACCAGAATTTGAACCGGATTATTATGGCGACGCAATAATTATGAATAATAAAGTTATGTTATTATTATGGATTTTGATATTAATATTAACAGCATTAAAATAAAATAAAATGCCTTGGACAATAAAAGATGTAGATAAACACAAAAAAGGCTTAACAGATAAACAGAAAAAGAAATGGGTTGCAGTTGCTAATAGCAGCTATAATAAATGTATAGCTGCCGGAGGAACAGATGAAACCTGCGCTCCGAAAGCAATCAAACAAGCTAATGGAGTGACTAATATGCAGGTATACGCTGTATTCAATAATGAGTATGAAATCCGGGAAGAAAAATTACAGAATAAAGATTATCTGGTTGTACCAATAATTATGATGGTTGAAGGGGTGCATAACGGAAGTCACGGAGCAATATTACATACTGCGGAGGAGCTTGGTAAGCTGCCTGAAAGCTGGAATGGGATTCCAGTCATGATAAATCATCCAATGGATGAAGATGGAGTAAGTATTTCAGCCAACAGTCCGGAGGTATTGGAACAATATAAGGTTGGCAGTATATATAATGCCAAGATGATTGAAAAGAAGCTGGCTGCGGAAGCTTGGTTAGAACTCGAGCGGTTAGAGCAAATAAGTATTGAAACCAGTGAGAGTATCCTCAACATGGAATTGCTAGAAGTAAGTGTTGGGGTCTTTAATGATAGTGTTGATGAGCAAGGAACTTGGGAAGAAGAAGAATATGAAGCTATCGCTACCAATTACCGACCTGACCATTTGGCTTTGTTGCCAGGTAGTATTGGAGCTTGCAGTATTGAGGATGGTTGTGGAATAAGATCATATAAAAAAGGAGGTGATGATATGGATGTGAATGCCGTTGTCACTGGGATGGAGAAAAAGCGGAAGGAGCTTAATATGAGCGTAGATACTTTCTATGCTGTTCCACGTGATCCTCCTAGTGCTAGTAAATTACCAATATTTGATACTGTTCATGTGCGTAATGCTTTGGCTAGGTTTAGCCAGACTATAGGATTAACAGCAGATGAAAAGGCTAAGGCTAAGAAAAAGATATTGGCTAAGGCTAAGAAGTTTGATATTGATGCTAGTAGTTTGGAAACAGATGAGCAGATGGAAATGATTCAATCTTTAAATGCTGGTGGATATGCGGTGGCTAGGATTGGAAATTATGAAGAGCAAGGATATCAGCAAAGATTAAATTTAGTGTATGATGCCTTACGAGGTTTAAACTCTCAAAATACATATAATTATTTAGAAGAGCTTTATGATAATTATCTTATTTATCAACGTGAAGGAGATGGAAAGGCATTGTATTTTAAGCAATTCTATAAGATTGTTGAAGAAGATGAAGTAAATAAAGTTGAATTAGTTGGAGAAGCTATACCAGTCAAGAAAAAGACTGAATACATAACTTTTGAAAGAAAACAGAATGTTAATTTAAAGGAGGAGGACAAAATGACAAGGAAGAATGATTGCTGTGAAGATGTCATTAATGAACTCATTAATAATGAGAGGACTAAATTCACAGAGGAAGACAAGGCTTGGTTGGAGACTCTGGAGGAAGATCAGTTATTAAAGCTGATGCCAGAAGCTTCCAAGAAAGAAGAGCCTAAGAAAAAAGAGGAGCCTGTCCAGGTGAATACGAAACCTACTCAAGAACAGGCTATTGAAGTGTTGCGGGAAACTCTCAAGGATTCTGAAGGTTTTATTGGTTTATTACCAAAAAACATGCAGGATTCTGTGCGGAGTGGTTTAGCGTTACATGAAGAAGCTCGCCAGAAAATGGTGACTGCTATTATGGAGAATGCTAAGGATGTGTGGGCTAAAGAAGAGCTGGAAGCAATGAATTTTGATACCTTACGTAAGGTTCATAGTTCAATTCCAGAGATTGCTGACTATTCATTGAAGACTACGTCTAAAAAGAATAATACAGAAGAACCTAAAGAGGTATTAACAATGCCTGGCGTAGAACTTAAAGAAGAATAAGGAGGATTGAAAGATGGCATATAATACAATTAAAGTAAAAAGGTATTCCAATGTAGTTGAAGAGATGCAGGCTAATGCTGCTATCACTCCTGGAATGCTGATTGAAGAAATGAGTACTGGCAAGGTCAGAGCTCATGCTAATGCAGGGCAGCCAGCATTACCAATGTTTGCTTTGGAAGATGAATTACAAGGAGGAGGCATTGATGATGCTTATGCTGCGGATGATAGGGTACAATGTTGGATTCCTAATAGAGGAGACAATGTGAATGCGTTATTAGCTAATGGACAAACTGCTGCAATTGGGAGTTTTCTAGAATCTAATGGCGATGGGTACTTAAGAGTATACGCAGCAAGTTCGGAAGGTGTGGTTGAATATCCTTCAAGTATTGTAGGAGTAGCGTTAGAAGCTCTTGATTTATCAAGTTCAAGTGGAGCAGAATCTACTTATCGGTTATTAATTAGAGTAATTTAGGGAGGATAAAGACATGGAACCAAACATTGATTTTATTGCGAACGAACAAGCGTACGGAGATATTGCATTGTATTTAGCAACTTCTGGTAAACTTGATCCACAGGTTAAGCGTCCTTTTATTGACAGTAAAGGCCGCTATTGTATAAGTATACTGAAAAAAGGAGCTGATCCAACCAAATCCGCTTCATACGAAACTATACCATTAACCAACGGTACTGCCACATTACGTAGGGATGAGTGGAAACAGTTGGATGATGCTATTATGATGGTAGCTAGGCAAAGGTTAGGAGGAGCTCAGGACTTAATTGATAAAGGCTTAACTTACAATCTTGGTAATGCTATGGGAACAACTGTTCTTGAATGGCATGATGTAAGTGACAGTATGAATGCTGAATTAACGATGGATGGAATCTCAAGGAGTAAAGGGGATCGCCCGGTATTTCAGTACAATTACTTGCCTATTCCAATAATCCATGTGGACTATGAAATTAATGCTAGAGTATTGGAAGCTAGTCGCAAACTTGGCAATCCATTAGATACTACTGGAGCTGAGGCTGCTACTCGTAGAGTATTAGAAAAACTTGAAGATATGTTCTTCACTGATACTAGTTATCAGTTTGGAGAAACTGATAGCAGAAGCCGCAATACGATTTATAGCTATATAAATCATCCAGATCGTAATACTGGATCACTTGGGGCTGCTTGGGATAGCAGTAGCACCACTGGAGCTAATATCATAAATGATGTGAAGAATATGAAGCAAGCCAGCATTGATGATCGGCATTACGGCCCGTGGATGTTATATATTCCTACTGAATATGAAACCAAGTTGGATGAGGATTATAGTTCAGCTAAAGGTAGTAACACTATTCGTGAAAGGATTTTACAAATAGCAGGTATTAGTGGAATCAAAATAGTTGATCGCTTTACTGCAGGTAATGTACTTTTAGTGCAGATGACCAGTGATGTTGTAAGGTTAGTTCGAGGAATGGGCTTGACCAATGTTCAGTGGAGTGAAGAAGGTAATATGGTGAATAAATACAAGGTAATGACCATACAAGTTCCACAAATTCGTAGTGATCAGAATAGCAGGACTGGTATTGTTCATTATAGTGAGTAATTAATTAACCACTAATCATGTGGTTTTTTTTGTTTTTTAATCATAAAAATAAAAAAATGGAACGTAATAAAGAAAAAGATAAAGAAAAAGGAAGACCTAGCTGGAAGAAGATAGGTGGAGGATCATTCCGCTTAATTTATAAAGTTGGAGAATTAGCAGGTAAAAAGAAAATAGTCAAGCCAGGTGAAGTATTTGAAGCATTTCCAGAGGAGGTGCCTGAAGCTTTTAGGGATGTCGTTATACCATTGGATAAAGTTCAAAAACAGTCTGTTGAAGAGCAAGAAAGACCTATTCCTGGCATTAAGGCTATATATACAAAGAAGTTACGGAATGAAAAAGTTCCAGGATGGTTTGATGTAGTAGATGACAAAGGTAAGGCTCAGAATGAGAGGGCATTAAGAGAAGCAGCAGCCAATGAAATATTGAAAGCTCTTAATGAATAGATAAATGAGCTGGATAGTCCCTAAGTTGTGGGAGAATGGAGAATGCTTCATTGTCGGAGGAGGAGCTTCAATAATAAAGCAATTTAACATACCTGAAGATTTAGCTGATGCTGTAATTCAAAATAAATCTTCTCCAGCGGTATACTCTTCATATCTTTCTGCCATTCATGATAAGCATGTTATTGGAGTCAATCAGGCTTTCAGGCTTGGTAATTGGATTGATTTTGTAATATTTGGAGACAAAGGATTCTTTTTGAAAAATCAAGAAGATTTAGCTAAGCTTACTAATATCAGGATTGGTATACCAGCATATTTCAATGGCAGAGTAGACTGGGTTAAGTATCTTGCAAAAGACCTCAAAAAAACAAGTGGCTTATCTACCACACCAAGTAAAGTAACTTGGAATGGTAATACTGGAGCTGCTGCTATCAATCTTGCAGTTCATCTAGGAGTAAAGCGTATTATATTACTCGGTTTTGATATGAATGTAGATGAAAAAGGAAGACAGTGGTGGCATCAGCTATACAAACAAAGGGATTTGAAAAGAGGATTAAAAGCATTTACTAGGCACTCAGATGCTTTTCCAGAGATTGCAAGTGATGCAATAAAATTAGGAGTGGAAATATTAAACGCTAATCCTGACAGCAATATTAATTGTTTTAGAAAAGTGAATATAAAAGAATGCCTGTAATAATAGATGAAATAGGAACTATATACTGGAAGAAGAATACGGTGAAGGCTGCAATTCTTAATGAATTAAACAAGCCTTTGATTGTAGATGATATTAAGTTGCCTGGGAGTTTGGCAATCGGGCAAGTATTGGTAAAAATTGAATGCAGTACGATTTGCGGAGCTCAGATCGGAGAGATTACTGGAGCTAAAGGTGAGGATAAATACTTACCGCATCTATTAGGACATGAAGGTTGTGGTAGAGTAATAGAAATAGGACAAGGAGTAACCAATGTAAAGGTAGCAGACAGAGTTGTGATGCATTGGAGAAAGGGTAATGGTATAAATG